TGTTGGAGGTTGTAGCCATGCCGCAAGTGATATTCTCTACGTCGAAACCGGACCCTTCGGTGACGCCGATTGGATCGCCGAGCACCAGCGCAGCAGAGGTCAGGGTGATCGTGTCGCCGCCGATAATGTAGGAGGAACTGGTTTGATAAGTCCCGATGCCTCCTGTCGTCCCTGTTAGTTGCTTCACGATGTAGATGCCGCCAGCAAAATTGCCGCCAATATCGGTCAGGAGTTGCCCAACGCCGATAGTACCGCTGAGCACACTGGTCACGGTCAGTGTTGTGCCTGAGACTGAGCCATCGACCTGAGCGTTGCCGTCCTGGCCACCCCACAAGAGGCCGGAGCCTTCGCCGCCGCCGATAATCAGGAACGGCGATATGATCCCGGCAGTGGGAATCGCGGCAAGATTGGTGGCAATGATCGGCCGTTTGGTGAGACACTGACCGAACCATGTGATGCCCGGACTGCCGCCATAGCTGCCGACGGGAATGGGAGTGCCGGCGGTCTCAGCAGCATTGACGGCAGCTTGAAGGGCTGCGCCATCGTCCGTCACGCCATCGCATTTCGCGCCGAAGTCTTTGATGTTGATGAGATCGGCAACCTTGCTGTTCCAAGTCCGCGTGACAGCGCCGATGCCGGGTTGCTTGAACAAGCTTGCGACGCCGCTGTCGGCGATTGCATTGCCCGTGGTGTTGGAAAAAGACGCCAGATCGCCGATGGTCGAAGTGCCAGGGCCGACGACGTTTCCACTGCCGGGCGCACCAGCCTGACATTTCGGGTTAAGTCCGGTTGCGTCGAAACTGAGAAACGCGCTCGCGCACTGGCTCGGCAACGGCATCGGGCCGGTCGTATTGCCGGGCGCGAAGAACAGCCCGCGGCCGGTCAGGTCATTCGTCTTGTCCCAAATCTCGCGGTTCTGAGAAATGATGTCGGTGAGTACCTGATTGAACGCGCGCGCCGGCACGCCCTGATTTTCGTTGAACTGCGACAGCCGCCGCGGGCGCCGCGCCCCGACGATCTGGACGGTGCCGGTCTGCGCATTGGTAAACGTCAGCACCGCATCGGTGATTGGGCGCGGGATAGTCGCGAGTTGCCCGGTCGGGCTGGTGATCGTCCAGCCATAGGTCGGATCGTTGTAGCTGACCTCGACGCCGTTTAGCCAAACCTCGACCCAATCCTGGTAGTCTGTCGAATCGCCGTACAGGGCAAAATTGACCGCGCACGCGCAGATCGAGGTCGTGATGCTATATGAGGTCAGGCGGGCGGTGTCGGGAAGGGCGGGAACCGGCGGCGGCGGGCCGCTCTGCGCAAGGGCTACCAGCGGGCACAGGACGGCCGCCAGCAGGCTTCCGGCGAGGATGGTCCGGCGCAGCAGGTTCATGGCCGAGAGTCATGCAAGCGCCCCGCTGGGCTGGCAACGCACGTTTGGCCATGTGGCGGCCGATGATGCCCAGAAAGCGCCGTAGGCTCATTGGCCGATGGCGGTTCCGAGGTCCGGGGCGCGGGTTGGGGCACCCTCCCCGGACGGCCACCAATAGCCGCTGCCCTGCTTGGCGGCGTTTTTGGCCTGCCGGTTGAAGGACTGCCGGTAATTGGGGTCGACGAGAACCTGAATCTTGTCCCAGAGCAGCCGGTCGACGGCCAGCTTTGTGTACCAGGTCTGCGGCGTCCAGCGCTTGCCCATCGCAAAAGCCTGCTGCCCAAAGGTCTGCCGGCCGGTCTGATCGAGTTGTTGCCGGATTGGCGACGTTATCAGGTTAGCGGTGTCGCCAAGCAACCCAGGAATCGGGCCTAAAAGCTGGCTAGCAATCTCGGTGCCGCTGCGCTGGCCTTGGAGCGCCGCTGAGAGAATGTCGCCGTAGATGCCGCCAGCGCCGCCGCGCGCGAACGCCTGTACCCAAAACTTCGGCTGCGCCATGTCGAGCGGGTCTTTACCGGCGATCGTCGCCGCAGCCTGTAGCGATACCGCGCCGGCAGCCATGCTGAGCAAGGTGAAGGCCGCACCGCGGGCAACACGGTTTTCCAGCGGCCCATCGACCAGCGTGCGCATCAGGTGCGTGGTCATGCGCTCAAGGACGAATTGCTTGTATTGCCCGGCCGCCAGCCAAAACTCGCCCGATGCCGTGCCGCGCAACGCGCCGCCGCCGATGATAGCTTGCGTGCGAATATCCGGCTGGTGAAAAGCGTAGCTGCCCTGTTCCTTGATTGCCATCATGAGCCGGTCGGACAGCGGCGCGTCGATCTTGGTTGTGTCGAGATAGCGCGCGCCGTTGCTGGCGACGAATGGGTCTGGCGCGCGAATCTTGTCCCAATCGGCGGGCGTGAAGCCGTAATAGCCGAGGAAATGATCGCGGAACGCCGGATCGAGTTTGTCGAACGATTGACCGCGCATCCCCTCGATTTGATTGAGCATCGAGACTTGCCAGCCGAGACGGCCGTTCGTCGTCCACATATCGGCGCCGGTCGCCTTGACCACACCGCGCGACACCTTGCGGATCAGGCCGGATACGTTGATCTGATCCTCGTATTTGCGGACGTAATTGTTGATGAAGTCCATGTAGCCGTGCGAACTGATTTGAAGATGTTGCGCGACCTCACGACTGAGCGAGCCGTCAAATACCTGGCCGAGCACGCGGAAGCCGGACATGCCGAGGAAGTTTGATGCCATCAGCGTCATCGCGGAATCGCCGGGAATGATGGTGATCGGCAGGTTGCGGAGCGATGCCATGCCAACAAGATCGCGCGCGCCGGACATGATGCGGGCAAACGTCTGATTGGCGACAGGATGACCGCGCCCGGCAATCAAATTATAGCTGTTTTGCAGCGTGTTCTGGCTCGTCATAAAGCCAGCGCCCTTGACCGGCGTACTCGGATCGTCCTTCACCAGCCGCATTGCAGCCGCCCACACCGCGTCGGGATGCGCGCCGAATGTCTCGTGCAGCGCAATCGAGCGCGCCATGTGATCGATGTGATTGCTCACCGCCGCCATGATCTCATTGCCAACGCCGTATTTGGCTTGCAGTTTGAGCCACGAATCGGCACCAGCTTGGCCGGACTGAAACTCAAATGTGCGGCCCTGCTTGGAGAATGGCGCATCGCCGCCGCCTTCGGTCTTGATGTCCGAATAGGCTTTTTTCAGCATGTCCTCATAGCGCGCCGCTGTCGCGTAGCGATTGGTTTCCTTGTCGAACAGCTTAAGGCCACCGTTCGATATTTCGGCCATGTGGTCTTTGACGTATTCGGCCTCCGGTACGCGCGCGACACGATCAGGTGTCCAGTGCTGCATCAGCCGCCAATCTTCTAGCTCGGCAAACACCTTGCCTGCAGCTTTGGCGCGATCAGCGCCGTAATCGATCATCTTCTGAAAGCCGTCCGACACCGCCTTGGCGGCAGGATCGGCGGTCGCAACACCGAAGCGCTCGCGAATGAAATTTTGCGTATGGTCGACGAGTTCTTGCCCTTTGGCCCAGCCAGATTTGAACTTGTCGAGTTCAGGGCCGAGCATGGCGAATAGCTGATCCTTGATGCGCAGCCCGCGATAGTCCGCGTTGCCATCGGAGAATATCGGGTGCGTCGGGTCATCTTTGCGCAGTGCATTGAGCCGGTTGTCGCCGATCAGCGTGTCTTTGCTCACCACGCCAGCGAGTGCGGCATTGCGCCCGCGCGGATCTTCGACGATGCGCTTCTCGATTGTCTGCCAGCGCTTCACATCGGCAGCGATGCCGATCTGATTCTGGATTGCCTTGTCGCGCATTTTCTTTGCGGTTTCGAGCGCGGCGGCGGCATCCGCGCTCGCGGGGCCGGTCTGGCGCGAATACTCGGCTTTCGAGCGGCGGAAAAACTCAAGCGCCTCGTCCGCGATCGCGCGGCTCACCGTTTTGGTGGCGACCAATTTTTCTATACACTCGGCTACGTCAGCCATGCTATGATCCTATCTGCCGCCCTGACTACCAGCGTCCGCCTCCGAAGTTTCGGAAACTGGATTAGCACAAGCCTGAATCTGCTCAGCAGCGGCCTTGTAGCCATCGACCTCGTTCATCGCACTATCGAGCGAGCGGTAAACCGGCTCGCCCTGTTCATCGACGCCAGCCGGGATTCGCACGTTGCCAGCGACCTGCGCGCGCTCAATATCGGCCCGTAGCGCGGCTTCATGTTCCGGCGCAGCCAGCGTTTCGCGCATTTGATCGGCGCTCTGCATCGAGGGCGTTGCCGCGACTTCGGCATCAAGACGGCGCTGTGCAGCAAAGTCTGTCGCGCTCGGCAGCGTGTCGGCGACGGTCTGCGGACGATCCATGACCGATTGAAGGATCGAACGCGCCTCGTTATCGGTCTTTGCCTTGGCGACACCTTGAGCAAGTATCTCAGCATCTTCTTTCGGCATGTCATAACCTACTGCCTTGGCGGTTCCGCTGATCCAGTCCTCTAGCGTGGCCGTATGTGCCTCTGCTGCTTGTTCTTTCGCTGCGGCCTCAAACGGCAATTCACCTATCGCGGTGGTGCGCTCAGCTTGCGCGGCTGCGGTCGCCTCGGTCGCGGCTCCGCGCGCCGTCATTGCCTCATCGACCGATGCGGCAGGATCGTGACCGGCTACCTGAGTATCAACGTCCATCTTGCGGCCCGCAACGATATCGTCGATCGCTTTGCCCAATGCCTCGCGGTGCGCGACTTCGCCACCGACGCTGGGCAAGACGTTCGATTGCTGGATATTGGCTTCGCTTTCGACGACGTTGCCCGCATCGCGCACTGTCGTCGGCAACATCGGATCAGTTTTCATGTAGCGCCACAGATTGCCGAGCAGCTTTGTGGTCGCGCCGAATGCTGCGCCGCCGATTCCAGCTTCCGCAATGTTCGCGCCCGGCTCTCCGCTCGCACCGTAGCCGGGCTGCACCTGTTCACGGAAACCGGCGTTCATCTTCTCGTTAGCAGCCTGCGACACGGCGCCGAACGCGCCCCACAGCACCGCACGGCCAAGCACGCCGACCGCCGCTTCCGGCACCACTACCGCACTGACGAGGTTCACCGGGTCAAGCGCGGTAGTCGCGATGCCGCCCAGCGCCATGCCGACCTTACCGCCGAATGTCTTTTCCCGGTCGGCCAGCGCTGCATAATTGGCGCGCGCGGTTTGCGATGCCTGGATCGTCCGCCGTTCGAGCTCGTCGTCGGTCAGGTCTGGAATGGTCATCAGCGCCGGATTGGCGGCCTTCATCTTGCCGACCACATCCTGTGCGGATTGCATCAGGTCGGTGCGGGCATAGACCTGCTTACGGATGTCCTCGCCGCTCGCCTGCTGCACGTCATTGAGATAGCCATCGAACGCCGCCCGCTCGGCATTGCTATGCGCGAGATTGTCGCTGAATTGCTGGCCCTCCTGCCACGCGGCGTCAAAGCTTTCGCCGAACGTCGCTGGCAGGTCGCGGCCTTCCTCGGGCTGCGGCAGCGCGGCAACGGCGGTGTTGTTCTGCCACAGGTCGAGCATCAAACGCCGCCGTACATCTGCGGGATCAGATTGGTGTTGTCGGGCGATGCGGCTGGCGGTCCAGTGCGATTGCGCAGGTCAAGCACGAACTTTTGCGGACTGCCGCCCAGGTATCGCGCGGCCTGTGCTTGGTGCAAGGATTGCGCATAAGCGTCCGCGTTATCTGGATTATCGAATTTGCCTAAGAATTTTCCAGTGCGGCGGTAAGTGTCGATCGCTTCCTGATTAGACATAATGCGGCCGTCGTCGCTCACGGTTGGTACTAGAACTTCTTTGCCATCCTCGTCGAATGACATTGACCGCACGGTCGATATCGAACCGTCCGCATTTTTAACCGTTGGCCGACTGTTCAAGTCGATGTTGCCAGGAGTTACCATTCCATTTGCTTGACCTGTCGGCGCGCCGCTCGGAACGCCCTGATAGGCATAGATCGGCTTCATGGGATCACGGCCGAGTTTGACGAAGTAGCGGCCGTCACCAACGCTTTCGAGTTGCGCGGACGAGCGCAGATAGGCCGCCGTAACCGGCTGGCCGCCGAGCGTCTTGACCCCGTTCAAGTCCTGATCGGTCACGCCTTGCAGCACACCGTCGAATCGCAGCTGGCTCATGCCGCGCGCGGGCGCTATGAAATCGCCGCCGTTGTGGCGCAGGATGCCGCCGGTCACGTCCGTCACGGCTTGGTTTAGCCGCGCGGCCGAATAGGTGGTCTGCCCGGATTGCGCGGACAGGTCGGCATAGCGGGCCTTCACCATGCTTTCCGTCGTCGCATACGCGCCGGCCGGGTCAGTACGGTCCTGTAGCGTGAAAATCGAGGACGGCAGCGCCTTGTCCAGATCGCCGTGATATTGCGCTTTGGCCTCGCCTTCGCCCTCCGGGTCATATCGCTTATCGGTCTTGATCGCCGTCTGGCCGCGAAAGATTGACGCCGCCACATCGGGCGCGGTTGCCATCATCGAGCCTGCTGCGGCTTCCGCCATCCCGCTCGGCTCATTGCCGCCGATCTTGCGCAACGTCGCGCCGCGCACGTCCTCGGGCAGTTGTGCGATGGCACCATAAATCCCAGCCTTGACCGCCGGATCAGGATTGGCGAGCGCAGCCTTGACCTGCACCAAATCCTGCTTGTCAAGCGCAGCAAGCGGGCCAGTCTGCCAATTTGCTGCCGCAGTCTGTGCAATCTGCCCACGCATTTGCAATCCGGCGAGCAGCTTTTGCGGGTCGCTGAAATCGAGCGGGGCCGGCGTCTTAAACTTGTCGGGAAAATTCTGGACGGCCGTGGCTATCGGATCGTCCTGCAACCCCTTTTGGATCGCCTCGGTGCGAGCGGTTAATTGCTTCTCGATCAGGTCGGCGCCCGGCGTGGCCGATCCGCTCGCCATCTGCCGGCGGTATTCCAGTTCAAGCGCGGTCTGTTGCGCGACCGGCAGTTGCGAAATGCGCTCGACCTTATCCATGATGTCGAGGCCGCTTGCCACTTTGGCCTGCAAATCGACGTTGTTTGTCGAGCGCGCGGCGGCAATTATATCGTCAACGGTATCCTTGTTCGGAATGCCTCCCTTACCTGCCTGCCAATCGTCGGTGATCTGCTTCCACGCGCGCGTCGCGGTATCGTCCACCGTGGCCGTGCGATTGGCGATCAGCCACGATTGCACGCCGGGGCCACCGCTGCCATCCGATGGGTTACCCTGAAATACGCTGCGGGCGAGCGCCTGCCGGTTTGCAAAGCCCAAGCCGCCAGCCGGGTTTTCGGGCGTCCAACCCTGCGGGCGCTCGTAATTGATGAACGCCGCCGCCGCATCCTCGGGCGTGCGCGCGCCTTGCAATGCAGTCAGGGTCGCGGATTCCTTGCCGTGCAGTTCGTGATCGATGAATTCCAATTGCGTCTGAAAGTCCGATGCTGGCTTGCCGACCGATGCCGCATAGGCTTTCAGCGCGTCAAGCCGCTCAGCGTGAAATTGCGCGATGCCGCCCGACGTGCCCTGATCGCCAACGGCCAGCGGATTGACGCCGCTCTCATGCGCGAGATTACCGACAATCCCGGATGCCTGCTCTGGCGTGTAGCCGCGCGATGTAAAGAACTGATAGGCCGAGCGCGCCGCCGCTGCACCACGGATCGAGTTCAACTGCTGCGTCTGATCGCCAAGCGGTTGCCGGCCGAAGTCGTCGTGCAAATCCTTATGCGCGAATGCCGAATCGACCATCGCCACGCCGGCCGGGTAGTTCGCCGCCGCAAACGCCTTGCGCACGCTTTCGACTTCATCCGGCTCAATCCGCTGGCCGAGTTGGGATGCGACGGATAGTTCACGAAATGACTCGCGCGCCTCGCCGATGTCCTGCCGGCGGATTGCCTCGTTGGCCCTGATCTCCCCGACCGAGCGTGCATAAAACCCCTGCCGCTGCGTCTCGTCCAGTTTGTAATCTGGATTGCTCAGAATATCCTTGGCGGAATCCATCGCCGCCGTGTAGCCCTGCGTCTTGTAAACCTGATCGACGTGGTACAGATTTCGCGCGCCGGCAATCTGGCTTTGGAACTGCTGTAAATCAAAGTCGCGCTGTTCCGGCGTGTAAGCCAAACGCGGGTTGCGGGTTTTCTCATCGAGCAACGACGTGTATTTGCTGAGCGCCTGCTGCATCGCCGGATCGTTGGCCGCCGCGCCGCCGCGCGCCATTGCGATAGCATCGTCGCTCGCCGAATTGATGCCGGCCGTGATCGAACCATCCGCGCGCGCTAGATCAAGCCGCTCTTTCTCATTGAGCAGCCCGCGATAGGTCAGCGTGGTTTTAGAATCGATAGACCGGCCGAGCGCAGTCCCGACTTCGGGTCCGGCTACGGCCGTCATGTCCTGCACGGCCTTTTGCTTGTACGCCTGCGCCGCCGCCGCGTAGCCTTCCGGGTTGTCCCGGTACTGTTGGCGAATGGCAATGTCCTGGCGGTCGGCCGCGCCGTCAGCTTCCGCCAATGCGCCGATCTTTACCGCGCGGGCGTAGGCCGTCCCGGCCAAGCCGAAGATCGGCATGTGTGAGACTTGAATGTCGCCGTTGGCATCGCGAGTGACGGCTTCCGCACCGGCACGTTCGGCCAGCGGAACCGCAGCGGTTTCCAGCGCATCGCCAGTCTTGTCGAGCGCGCGCGACAATTCCTCATAAGGCTGCGCGACCTCGGTACCGCTGAGCCGAGTCTGCGGTGCTTCGCTTGTCTCGACCGCCGCAACGCCCGGCTCGATGCCGGTTTGCGTTTGTCGCACGAAGGGCAATACGTCGGGCATCAGTAGATTGCTCCCGCTGAGCCGCCCGCGTTAAAAGCAGCGGTGCCGGTCAATGGAGCGCCCGGATCGCTACCGCCCGCCGGGCCGCCGCCGCCACTGAGCGCCTTTGAGGCTATGCTTAGAGCATCCCCGCCGCCTGTAACCCATCCCGCGAGCAGCGCATCGCTGCCTGCTTTGCGCAGATATGCGGCGTTGGCCTCATCCGTTGCCGACTGCTCCATGATGCTATTGACCGCAGTATCCTTCCGTTCTGTGCCGGTTGTTTCAGCATAGTCACGCACCGCAGCGCCGGTCGGCGATGTCGGATCGGTATGTGCAGCCGCGCGCACAGCATCGATATTTCCGAGCGTGATATTGAGATTGTTCGTCATCTGCGCGTTGGTCTGCGTGGCTTTCAAGTCGCCGTATTGCGCGGCCTGATCCAGCATCGCCGCCTTATAATCATCGGTCGCTTTTGTGCCTTGGCTTTGTACGACGGCGCTCCCCACCGCCGTCACCATGCCGAGCGATGAAAGGCTGGACGCCGCCGTTGCGGATGATGTCGGATCGCCCATCTAAATACTCGCCTCCAAACCGATCTCATGCACCAAAAGCGGCCCCGGCGTATCCTTGATGATGCACACCCTTGGGTCATAGGCACGGCCAATCGGACGCCAGCGCTGCGCTTCCTCACGCAGCGGCGGCGGATTTGTCACGATGTCGCCCATGTTCCAAGCCGGCACGCGCCGCGTGTTCATGATGGCACCTAGCGCGGGCGATGTCGGCGTGATCGGGCCTGAGAACAATCGCGCCATCAGAAAGCCGGTCGAGTTTGAGACATACACCGCCATGCGCGACACCCGGCGCTTGAACATTCGCTGATGCACACTTTGGCCCGGTGCGGCGTCAGGAACGAACGGCTCAAGCGTTGCCGTCCACGGTTGCCCGGCAACGAGTTGCGCCGAGGCAAGATTTTCGCCGCCGTTGTTCTGCGGAATAATATTGCCGTTGGCATCGACATGATACGTGCCCATCATCCGTGTTGACTGATCCATCAGCGTGACCGTGCTGTTCGGGCCGGGGAAATAATACAGCGGGCCTTTGCCTCCCGGCGGTGTGAACGGCGCGGGCAACGCATTCACCGGCAATGCACCGTCGACGTATTGCGTGTTGTCGAGCTTTTCGACCACGCTGACAGCCGTTACGCCGTTGGGCGCGTAGCTTGTCGTGAAAATCAGGTCTGCGCTCTGAGCCGAAATCCATTCGACAGTGCCCGCGCCATTCCACGGCAGCCAGCCGACTTTCGGCTTTCCCTCCGGGCCGGGATCAAGCAGCCCTTGCCGAACCGCATACTTGCCGGTGACGATAGAGCCGTTCGTGAGCAGGATGTAAGCGTACAATTCCTCGAATTGATTGGTCGCGCTCGGAATCGCAATCGCAATCGGCGGCGACGCCGTGAACAGATGCGAGTGAAATTCCGAGATATTGTCGATCACATAGGGCCGATAGTACGCACCCGGCGCCTGCACGGCGGCAATCGCAACGCCGCCGGCCTTCACATAGATAATTGATTGCTCGGCAGGTTGCGGCCGGACGTTGGGCAAACAGCCCTGTTCGCTGAGAAGATTGAAAGACACCGATCCGGGCACCAGCGGGTTCGTGACCGTGATCGGAATGTAATAAACTGCGTTGTCGCAGAAAACGAATTCTGACGATTCCATGCCGGGCTGCACGAACAACACTTGAGACTTGCCGGGCACGATCTCGAATATCGCATTGTTCGGCAGCGCCGCGACGTATAAATCCGTCGGCAATCCAATTGCCGACCACGCCAAGCCGGACGGCACCGAAGGAAAATTGCAAAGGCCGAGACGGCCCTGATCGTAAAACACGGAAGTCGGATAGCCCCAATAGGCATTCATGACCTCATTGTCCCAAACCGACACTGCCTGTGGCGGCTCGGAAGCCACAACCGAAATCGTTGCCGATCCCGATGGACCGACGACGGTTTCAGCAACAAAGACCGCAGCAAAGCCGGTAGCGGATGGCAGAATTTGGACAGTGAGATATGTGCCGCCGGCGCCGAGCGATGTGACCGCGCTGCCGCCAGTCCCGGTGACAATTTCGGAATTTTGGAAAAGCGTGCTGGTGCTGAGCGCGACCGTCGCAACCGTGGCGTTTCCCGAACTGCCATAATAAATGTTGGTGACAATACCGGTCGCCCCTGACGTTCCGCCCGTCACGCCGGTCCCTAACGGAAAATCAGCGAGCGTATTGCCGGAAAATTCTAGGATTTGCTGGCTCGGTCCCGATGCTACGATACCGATGGCGCCAGACGTTGCGCCCTTGATTTCGTCGCCGACATTGAAAGCACCGACCGTCGCCGAAATCGTCAACTGCTGCCCCGGCGGCAGCGGTTCGATAACCGTCGCCGTCCCGGAAATTGAACTTGCCACCGCCGTAAGCAAAAGCTGGCGCTGGCAGAAACGCAACCGTGTGCCGATCATGGCCGTCGCGAGAACCGGCGCTGAAAATACAATCGTCACGCTGCCGGTGATCGCGCTCGGCTGCATCGTAATGTTCTGTGGCGATATACGATAAAATGCCGTGCGCTTTTGGCCGCCGCCGAGCACGGTTTCCGCATAAGTCGAAAGCGTCCACGTCGAGGTCTGCGAGACGCCATTCCACATCAAGACCTGCGGAACATTTGCCGGAGCGCCGTCGCCATAGAAAATATAGATCGCAAGTTGCGAGCCGGCGGCAACAACATAGGAAATATTTTTGACCGTCGCGCTCGTCCATGGAATTGCCGTCGTGCCATCGCCCTTTACGGCCGACGTAAAGACCTGCGTGCCAGCGGCGTTGTAAATCCGCAGATACCCCGCGCCGAACACCAAATAAAAGATGTTGCCCGGCGACATCAGCACTTCTTCGACGCGGCCAGTTTCGAGAAACAGCGCCGAGCGGCCGGGACGGTTCTTTACCTGTCCGCCGCTAAGGACGCGCCAGTTGGCCGCCTGCCGCGCGCCAATCTTCATCATCGGATTTTCGTCGGCACGCTTCATCGATTCGTCGAGTTCGCCCGCCGAAAAGTCCCGCTGCGCTCCGGTGATCTTTGGTATTGCCATGGGCTATTCTCAGCCCGGCAGACCCCCGCCGCCGCCCCAGCCGTCAATGCCGATCGGCGGCCATGGCCTTCTAATGCGGCGGGATGCGGAAATGCGACAATTAAACATCATCCGCTTGGGCTTCTGCTGGTCGTACCGGGTGCGCGCCTTTTGCAGCATCGACTCGCCGGCCATCCACATCTTGTCGCCTTCGGCCGGGTCCTCATGCAGCCCGCGATAGATGCCGGACATGACGAAGCTTTGCAGCGCGAGGATGAGCGTCGGCGTGCCGGACGTGGAATCGCATAGCGCGCCGGAATTGGAGATGTATTTGAGCGTGATCGTCGCTGGCGCGATGCCGCTATTGGGAGGCGGCGGCGGCGGGCCGCCCATCGCATTGGTAACGATCACCGGGCCGCTCGGCGTGCCCATGATGTCGTAGAGCGTCAATTGATTGGTCGTGGCGCTGGTCGGGTCGCCCACGTCCTGATTGATCTTGAGCCAAACGATGTGAACGCAGTCGTTCGGGATCGGATAGGCGGTGTCCCAATCGGTGTCCTGCGGCGCGGTCGGGCTCGGCTGTAGCGTCACGACAAGGGCGGCATAGCCCCAATTATGGCTCTCCATCGCGTAGGCAAGCCCGCGCTGATAGGCCGGATCGCAGATGTTCCATTCGTCGCTGCCGTCATCGGCAACCGCCACGCCGTCGTCGCCAGTCGCGGCAAGCGCACTGTTTATGATGCCGAGCTCATCGATCGGAAACTGGTAGGCCATGCGCGACGATGCTCCCGGAGTTCATGTGCGGCAACGCACGCCGCCCCGTCATGGGGCCACGCCGCCATTCGCCGGATTGGCGTTCACAAGAAGCGAAAGCGGCCGATGCGGCCGGAATGCCCGCATAATCAGCAATTCCTCCTTCACGCCGGTCATATTGCCGTCCTCGTAATAGAGGCTGGCGAGTGCCCGGTGCAGGTCTATGGAATAAAAGTCCGCGTTCAATTCTTCGCGCAAGGCAGCTTCGGCATCGGGGCGAGAACCCTGCCAGCGCGTGCGGGCATAGTATTCGACTACGCCGCGCCGGAACCGGCAATCAAACGGATAGGCCAGTTTGGCGCGGGCCAGCAATACCAAGGCTTCGTCGTGCTGCGCTTCCGGCAAGCGCCAGGCGGCGGCTAATTCGCTCTCCGCGTAAAGCCGCGCCGAGCCGTAGAGGCAGGCGGCGGCGACAAGCATTCCCCGCAGCAACAGCAAGCAGGGCCGATGGAATCGCCGTATGAAGTGGAAATTCAAAACACCCCTCCGTCATGAAGGCCAATAGCACCAAGCGTTCCGGGCCGAACGGCGCCATGAGCGCAAGGCCAAGGATGGCGAGATAGAGCAGCACGCCTGGACCGAGCTCATAGGCCATCTCGAGCACGTCATTGTGAGCATGATATGGGCGTCCCCAAAAATCATCGAATGCGATTTCGTGGCTCGGGTAGCGAGCATAAAACGAGCCGAGGCCCGCACCTAGCGGCGTCATACCGCGTATCGTATCGGACCATATCGCGAAGCGTTGCAAGATCGAACTTTGCCGGGCTGTCGTTTCCTCGTGAATGAGCCAGCCACCCGCAATCACGCCGACGCATAAAAGCACCACAGCGGCAATTTTCGATCGCGTCCAGATCAGGCCCAATAACGCCACGCCCACCGCAATGATCGAGCCCCGCGCCATGGGCAGGAAAACCGCCGGAAACGCCGCCGCAGCAAGCCACAACGGCCCGCAGACCACGAGTGCCACCATCGTCAGGACGGCCGGCTCGGCAAGCCCATGCTTGTTAGCAAAAAATCCGGCGGGCGGATTGAGTTGCACAACGCCGTCAAAACCGAACCATTGCGCGACCGCAAGCGCACTGTTGACCGCAATGCCAATCCCGAGGCCAATATAGATTGGCCGCAACGATAGCATCGCACCGCCGACGACAAAGAGCCCGGCGCAGATCAATATCCGCAAGAATTCATCGACGCCTTCATAAATTCCTTCGCTCCAAAACAGCGATAGGGCCGCCCAGGCGATAAAAGCGATGCCAAGCCAATGCTCGGCGCACATCTTGACGGGGATGAACAATGCCACGCACGCCGCAACGGCAAGCATCGGAAAGCGCAGCGCGCCCGGATCGCTCCATCCCGGCACAAACGCAATGCAAAGGCTGAAAGAAAAGACCCCGGCGATTAAGCCGGGGTCCAGTCGGGGGAGGTTCTTACGCAGCAACATAGATCAGTAGTACCCGTACACGATTGTCACGTTCATCAAACCGAGCCACGCTGACGTACCCGAACTGAAATACAGGGTGTGCGTGGTTGGCGGGCTGGTCGACGGGAACACGCTCTTGAGCCGGCTGACTTCCGGCGTAAACACCAATCCGGAAGCTGGCAGATTGCCGCCGCTGAGAACGTCAACGCCGCCCGAAGTCGTGCCGATTTGCAGGCTGTTGATCGATGACCCGCTGGTTTCGTTGAAGATAATATCGCGGATGAACGTGCCGACCGGCAATATCATCGAGAATGCCGCGGCGTTTCCAGTCGATTCCATCGCTCCATAGGGCGATCCGAGCGCGAAGCCCTGCGACAGGAACCAGCCGACATCCGCCGCCGCGGCAACCACGCATCCCTGACCGTTCGTCGTGTAAGACGTTGACGTATTCGGGTTGGTGTAGCGCCGCGGGCCGACCGCACCGTTAGCGGTTGAGGGCGCACAGAGGTTCAGCGATGCCGCATGTGCCGGCGCATTCGGCAGCAGCAACAGCATCAGCGCGAATATAGCGACCAAGATGAAGTCGCTATAAATGCGCAGAGCGGGCATATAAGAGCGGATGACCTTCATTGACGTGCCTCCTGATCGCCGAATACCGGATCACGGCGCTTGATGGCAGCGAGATCGGCGTCGCCTTCCGCCATGCGGCGCATATTCTCGGCATGACCCTTGCCGGGCTTCATGCCGACCGGCAGGCCGCCGTTCTTCAAGCTGGTGTAACCGCGAGTGCGTGCGGAGATGCAATATCGATGTGCGTCGTTCTTAAGCGCATCGCTGGCGTCGGCCGACCACATGCTGATTTCATACGGGCCACCGTAGCGCACCGCGAAAGCATCGAATGCGGTCTTGTCGGCGCGATAAGCTTTTACCGCCGTTTCATAATCGAGGATCTGCTCGCGGAAATCGACCATGGCTAGATCGAACGCGGGTTCGCCCTCTTTGCCGGCCGGCATCTGTGGGCGCTTCGGCATCTCAGGCTTTTTCGGCCCCAAGTCCCACAGCCACACCCGCGACGCCGCCTGATCGGCCAGTGCAGCGAAGTCGGCACCACCGCCGGTCAGCTTCGTGTGTTCCGATATGGAAACGTCAGCCATTAGTTGTCCCTGTATTGACGAGGCGACGGATTGGGAAATACCGGCCTGCGCGGCGGCTGCGGTTCATCCTCGTCGGCAGCCGCCTTGACGCGGCGCTTCGCCATTACGGTCGCGAATGCGACCTTGCGATCGGCAGCAAGTTGCGCGGCAGCGGCGTATTCCTCGGCACGCTTCTTCGCTTCCTCGCGCCGCTTGACGATCTCGGCAACCTCGGCTTCGACCTCGGAATCTCCTGCACCGAGCTCGATCGCATAACGCTTGGGCTCGACGGCGAGCGCGTGGCCGGCATCGCTGGCGTGCATCGTCAACGGCACCGGGCCGGTGTTATCGCTGCGCCATTTTGCAACTTCGGCCTTGTGTCTGGCCTCGGCCGCCTTGTGTTCGTCACTGTCGGGCGGCAGATCGGAATCGAATTCGTCAGGCGGTCCCTGATCCCACACGACGACGTTGCCGCGGGCATCAATATCGGAGGATAGAATGTGCGTGCGTGCCTGTGGTTCAGCCATGATGATCCTCATTCCCTCGCCAGAACGGCGACAAATGCGCGGTAGGTGAGCGTGGCGCTATTGGCGACGGTGTGGTAAAGCGAGATGTATTCGTACTTGACGTTGTTCTGCTCGTTGGTGAACGGAATTTCGTACATCGAACCGCCGATCGAGGCCGGCGCTGGCGTGGTGATGCCGTTCACGATGTCCTGACCGGCCGTGTTGCCAAATTCGATGCAACCCAAAACCGCGACGCCCAGCGTGGCACCGAAGTTCGGATCATTGGAACCGACGACAAAGACGCGGAACAAGGTCGTGCCGGTGAACAGTCCGCCCGTAACCCAGATCGGCACGACCGCATCGATGCGCGCCTGTTGCGGAATGATGCTGGCCGAGTTGGCAATCGATGGCAGCGTGATCGTCACGCCCTGATTGCCGCCGAGATCGACAATGCCCTGGGCGCCGCCGTACTGCGCATAACCGCTTGCGGTGTACGATGCGGCACCATCCGACAAACCCATATTGGCGTCGAAGGCATAATCCCGGTCGCCTTGCAGCATCATCAGGGCTGCTTGGGCGCTGTCCGTCATGCCGCGGATAATCGCGCGCCGGGAAACCGAAAGCTTTAGGTTCTTCATGGTCGGTATCCTCATCAGGCCACGATTGGCGCGTTGGTCCAGGAAGTCAGGCGGCCGAGGCAATACTTGTGCTCATCAACCAGACCGACATCCCAGGCGATATGCGTGCGGAACGTCTTGCGATCTTCCAGCAAGCCTACATCTTCCGGCGTCAGGTTACGGACGTAGATGCCGCGTAGCATGCCCTCGCCGAGCGTGATGCCGTAGAGCGAAGCCGTGACGGCCGAGCCGCCGCCGTTGCCGACCTCGTTGAATTGCAGCACCGGCACCTGATCGTCCTTGGGGTAGCCCCACAGTAACCGCAGGCCGGCGTAGCTGATCTTCGGCATGCCGACCTCATCCCAGGTCTGCATGACGAAGCCGGTGAGGGTCGAAGTGCGCGCCGCCTGAATCCACAGCGGCAGCGAAATGAACGGCACGAAGATGTAGGTGGTGCCGGACTTGCGCGAGATGTTGTTGAGGAACTGGTCGAGATTGCCGAGCGACAGCGCGGCGCCGCTCGATGCCGTCGAGTTGTTGTAGAGCCGCCCGAACTTCTGGGCGCGGACTTGCAGGCCGTTGAACACGCGCGGATTGGTCGATTGGTCGCCCTTGACAAAGGTATCGATCCACAAGCGCGCAAAGGCGGTGATGCCCATGCGTTCCTCGTAGTTTCGCCGCTCTGGGCCGTGACGATCCTGAATGGCGCGGTCCACGTCTATGTCGTGGTCGATGATATAGGTCGCCTCGTCGAACGGGCTGATCGTGCCGTGGCCGGTCGATGACGCTTCGTTGATGGCGCGGAACACCGGAGTCGGCAGGACTGCCTCGCGATAGCCGACGTATTTTGAGCCACGCAGGCCCTCGAACGGCATGACCTCGAAAACGTCACTGTATTGCGTGAACATTTCGATGATCGTGCGGCGGATGTCCTCATTGGAAAAACCCTTCGCATATTCGGGAAGGGTAATCAGATTCGAGACAGCCATCGGTCAGTCCTCTCTTTAGGCAACACTGCCGCTTGCAGTGTAGGTGTAGGTCGCAAGAGCAGAATTTGGCGTGCCGACAGCATTAGTGCCGAGAACGGTTCCAGACGAAACGGCGCCCTGCGTCCGCTGTATCTGTGCGCCGAGCTTTTCCAATACCCGGCAAATATAGCCAGCCTCGGACGATTTCTTATCGAAAACCTGATCGGCAATGGTGACGGTGAGGACGGTCATGATGCAGCGCTGCCGTTTTTCTGGAACTGGCGCTGATCGAACTGCCGCGAGTAATCGAGACGCTGGGCCGGCGTCATTGCCTTATACTGTTCGTCAGTCGCACGGCCGGGCTGTTGCGGCGGCTCGCGGCCGGTGCCGCGGAACGAAGCGCCGCCCTGATTGGAAACTTTGGTGATAAGTTTCTCGACGATTTCGACATCGCGCGCGGTGAACATCCTTGATGCAAGTTGAGCGCCTTCGGCGTCGCCGAGAAATGCCTTGAGGAACGTGGTGACTGCGGTGACACGCGCCGGGCCGGTAGTGCCGAGCTTGGCAACTTCGGCATCGCGCGCCGTCTGGATTTGCGCCTGCGACGCGACCTGTGCACCGCCGTAAAGGCCGAGCAACCTTGAGAAGTTTTCCTGCGACAGCCCCATCTCGTGCGCCATCGTGCGCGCCTGCGAGAGCAGCGGGTCACCGTCGTTGAATTTGAACTCGATGCCGGCCGGCGGTTTGAAATCGGCGGGCAGCGCGATCTTGTAATCCTCGGCCTTCTGCGGCAGCGAGTTTTTGCGCACGTCATCGGCCGCAACGCGGGCCGTCAGTGTCGCAAAATGCTCGCCTAATTCCTTGTCTTTCGCTTTACCGGCGGTCGCATCCCAGAACGCCTCCGGAATGTAAGCGGGACGCGCGGCGACTTGCGTTTGCTGCGTGCCGCTATTCTGATTTTGCTGGCTCTGAGTTCCGTTCTTCTGGCCCGTAGTCTGGGTCGTTTGGCTGCTTTGCGAGCCATTCCCTTGCTGTGAGTTGGTGCCCGATGTTTGCTGGCTGCCGCCTTGCGAAGACGACTGGCCGCCCTGATTGCTTGTCTCGTCCGCCACCGTCGATTCCTTCGGCCATTAGGCCCATCAGTTCGGCGGCAAAACTGCGTCGTCCTTCATTGTGGGGCAACGCACGTTCGTTAACGAAGTTGGTTGTGACGGCGCAGAGAATCTTCTGGCAATACAGATAAATCAACCGCCCATCGGCGGTGCGCGCCACGCGGTCGAAAGCGTCGCGCATATCCTGATCGGTCAGTTCTTCGCTCATGATGCCGGCCCTGGCGGTTGATCCGGCGCACCAGCGACATGCCGCGCGCCGACCAGTTGTGCCATTTGTTTCACCGCCGCCTGCACCTGATCGGGCTTGCGGAACTTGAGCAGCGTGACGCGCATCTTGGCGAGGATGGCTTTGATGCTTTCCGCGCCGTCGATGTACATCTTGAATTCTTCCGGGAACGCCTGACCGCAAAGCTGGATCGCCTTCGCCGTCATGCCGACTTCCTGCTGCTCGGCGGCAGCCTGCGCCGGGTTGCGCGGCATGGTCGAGATGGCGCGGCCGTCGACGCGCAACGGCGCGATGGCGCCGGAAACCTCAAGCAAATACTTGAAGCGCAGGAAAATGTTGGCCGGCCCCTCGCGCCAGAACGGCAGGCCCGGCGTGCCGACGCGGCGCTGCGCGCGCGCCATCTCGTCAAGCCACTGGCCGAGCGTCGGCGGCGTGTCGCCGGTCTGCTCGGGATAATCGACGAAGAACAGCTTGCGCAGCTTCTTGAGCTTTTCGGTATATTGGAAATTGGCGGCATCGGCCGGCGGCGGCACGAAGATCGGCTTGATCGTGCCTTCCGAGCCCGGCCGCACCGGATAACCCATGCCTTCCTCGATGCCCTGTTCGATGTTCACAATGCTGTCGTCAGGGTAGGCAATCGCCGGATTGACCGATTTCGATGCGTGCTCGGTGCGGATGAATTCGAGTTCGTCGATCTGCCGGAACGTCGGCAAACCCTGGATCATCGGGCCGTTGCCGTGCGGCCAGTCCGCGGTCGGATTAAAGCGCATCACCAACAGCGGGCATGAGCCCTCGCCCCTCAACTCGGCATCGTGGATGAGCGTATTTTGCAGCATGACGACGGCCTGCCAAACCTCGTCCGCCTTGTCGTCCCATTTGCGCCAGAAACCCCAGATGACTTGCGTGCGATCGGACGGCTTGTCGTCGTGAAGCTTTTTCAGGTCAGCGGGCATCTTCGCCCAGATGTCCTCACCGACGAGTTCGCGGACGTAATGATTGCGCGTGTAGCGCACGGCGAAGCGGGTATCGATGTCGCCGTAGGGGCCGAGATCGATTTCGAGTTCGCGCAACGGGATCGCAGAAACAGTGATTGCCGCGGCGGGATGCGGGCGCTCGATCCACATTGCGGTCGTGCCGATGGCGAGATCGGGATAGAACGCCTTGGTGACTTCGGGATAAAGGTTCGACGCCTTCATGGCCTCGAAAATTTTATCGTCACCGGATTTGACCTGATCCTTGATTGCTTTCCACACCGGGCCTTCACGACCGCCCGGCAAATCCATGCCCGGCCCGCGCTCGCACCACGGCTCGCCTTCCGGCATGAAGGCGTTGACGATTTCGGTAATGAAATCCTGGCAGATAATGAACGCTTCGTCGGTGTTCAGTTCCGGCGCGTCAAGCATTCGAGACTGCGACGGCATGACGGCGGACGAGATTTGCCTTTGACGATTTGGTGCGGTGAAGAAGTAGCATTCCTTGAAATCAAGCTCGACGTAAGACTTCCACGTCCGGCACGCGGCGAGGCGGCTTATCGCCTGCTGTTGCAACGTGCGCGTCTCGCCGGTCGATACCGCTTCGGTCTGCGTTGCGTTGGCCGGGATTGGATCGTCAGCCATATCACGTCTTAACGGCAGTAGGCGTAACCATTGGCGAGACTGTGGTGCCCGCCATCGCCAGTTGCGTACCGTACCGCGCCATCAACGACGCCATATCGGATTGCGTTTGGGTTTGCAGGCCGCCGACCAAATCGTTCTGCGCCTGCTGCTGTTCGGTGTCGAGGTTTGGGTCAACCGGGATTGACGGGGTGCTTTCCTTCATCGATGCGCTGGCCGCCATGTTGCAGAATGTACCGATAGAGAGCGTCAGGCCGATACATAGCGCAACGCACGCCAAGCAGATGCCGTATCGCCGTGACGCAATTAAAGCCAACGCGGCCGGTCGGGCCCATGGGTTGCAAGGCGCGGGCGATCTTCACCACCGCGCAGCCTGCCGTGTATTGCATGAGCGTCGCCTTGGCGGTCGCCGCCGGGAACAGGATCAGCCGCGTGCCGCCCCATTGCGTGTCATAGAGCAGCCAAGCTTTGAAGCCGGGGCAGTAAGCGAAGGCCGAGACGTGCTTGAAGCGGCCGAACGCGAGCAGCGCCAGCCAGCGCATTTTTGTTTCCGGGTGAAACACCACAAACCACTCGGTCGGCTCGATGGCGTTCGGCAGATCGATCGCTTCCATGGCCTAACCCATGACGCGGCGCATGGTCCGGCGCTCGGGCCGCAGCCGCACAGGTTGCATCGTGCCGATCGGTTGCAGCCCGATCATGCGGCGCCCTTCGCCGGCGCTGATGCAAAAATACTGCGCGCAGTCGCACAGGTTGGAATACTTGTCTTTCATCGGCCGCAGTACACCATCTGCTTCGCGCACCAAATGATAGCGCCCGGCCATGCCGATAATGAGCGTGCGGCATAATGGCGAAATCACCAGCCGGTTGACGCCGCTTGGATTGTCGTTGAGCGCATAGGCTACAGCCTCGGTGCGCTCGTCGATATTGTTCATCTTCACCGGGGCCGCCGTAACCGGCATGCCGTTGAACCGGAAAATATCGTAGCTCGATTGCTCGGTCTGCTGGCCCTTATCGCGGCCCTTCGGATCGCCGACGCAGCGGAAGCCGTGGCCGCGATAATTCTGTTCGAGGAACCGCTTGACCTTCGGCGCAAAGACCGATGCCGGCTCGTTGAAACCGAGCATTTCGTACTGGAAATAGAGGCGCTGGTTGACTTCCTGACCGAATAGCGCGGCCGGATAAACGCGGCCGAAGTCGAGTGCCACGATCACATCATGCCCAGGAATGGGCCGCAGCGGCTCGCGCGCGACGTGATATTCGCGGCGGAACATCGGCCACACCGGCTGACCGTCGACCACGAGTGCAACACGGTTCATCAGCCGCGAATCGATCCATGCCTTTGACGGCGCGCCGATGCGCAGTTCCTCGTAGTAGCCGTCCGGCAAATTCTTGAGATTTTCGGCTTCCGGATTGATGTCGTATCGCGTGATCAGCCCGCGCTCGTCGGTCTTTTCGATCAGCGCCGGCGGCTGCATGTGAAAGCCCCACGCGGGCGGCCAGTGATATTGCGCGGCCTCATCCGCAGAAATGCCGATCGGCAACTCAACCTGCCCGGTCATCATGCCGAGCCAATGGTCCTCGTCGGGAGCGTTGGAATCGGCAATCACGCCGCGCCATGGATTCGGGCCTCCATGCTCGGGCGGCGGATAGCGCAGCCGCGAGCGCGCCTCGACGAACAGATCGCGAATGATAAAGCCGAGTTCGTTGAACGCAATGCCGGTGTATTCGGTCGAGCGCAGCTTGCGCACGTCCTCGTCCTTGTCGAGCGAAAGGAAGTCGACCACCGTTTCGATATCGCCGAACCTGATGCGGTGCTGCATGACCCCGCCATAGGTGAAACGGCCGTAGATCGATTCCGGGAACAGCCGCAGCCATGTCAGGATCGTGCTGCGCCGCAGGTCCGGCATCGTATTGCGCACGATCGCAAAGCGGGTGCGGCGCACGCCGTCGATCGGCGACGGCACCTGCTCCTGCGCATGCCGCATGATGCGGATGCACAATGCCATGGTCTTGCCGGAACCGAGCGGCCCCTGGATCACATCGACCGGGCGGCTGGACGAGACAAAATCGCAAAGCTTGGTGCCGGCCAGAAACTCGTATTCCGCGGGCATCAGGCGATCAGCCGAGCTTGCTGGACCTGCAACATGCGCGCGCGGGCGGCTTGGAGGATTGGCAGAATTTTTGTGTCCATGCCGTCCTCGGCTTCGTCAGTGTCCATGCCCGGCTCATATGGCCCGATGTAGAGGTCGGGCGGCACGGTTTCGGGCGAGATGCGTTGCGCCTCGTCCTCGCTGATATAGGTCGTCCATTCCGTCTCGTAAGCCATGATCTCGTCGTCGGACCAGCCCTCAAGCTTGAGCAGGTAATGCTCATAGCCGGTCGCCCACCAATGCGCCGACTTGGCGCCGGGGCCGAGCCAGTATTTCATGCCGAGCCGCGTCATCAGCCACCACTCGAAACCCTCATGACCGGCCACCGGCTTATCGGGCTCGATGCCCATCTTGAAGCGCTGCGGCACATTTTCGTCCGCATAGGTCATGCCGCCATCCATCGAGCGGCCGGCGCCGTAGGGCACCAAAAACTTGCGGGACACGATTTGCGGCCGGGCGAGAAAATTGCGCAGCCCCGGCTCACGCTGGATCATGCGCACCACCGCACCAATCGGCGCCGCCTCGTCGGAATGGCCGCCACCCGAGCTCATCAGTTCCTCTCGTTATGCAGGGTCGTCCATTCCTGCATAGCGATAAACATGCGCCCGATGGCTTCGGAAAATTTAAGCGTTGTCGAGCACTTGTTCGACCAATCGCCGTCCGGATGTCCCATAATCACCACGACCGTATCGACGTTCCCCGTCTCGGCTTCCGCAAGCGCATTGCGCAGAATCCGCACCACACTCTCGCGCACGTCATCGGCGGCTTTCGGCGGCGTGACAAGCTTGATCGGCTCGGCGCTCATCCGCTGGCTTTGTCGATTTTCGGCATGGTCGGTATCCATGGCCGCGGCGGTTCCTTGAGAATTGCGCGCGGCGGCACCTTCAACCGGATCATCTTGTCGCAATGCTTGCTGATGATTTCCTCGTCACGCGGGGTATAAGGCTCGATCTCGACGCCGCCAGCCCGCGGCTTGCAAAGCAGCCGGACCTGCATCAAAACCGCGCCCTGCTCGGGGTCGGGCGACACATCGCTGAAATGGCCTTCGCGGATCACAAAGGCTTTGACCAGACCAACCTTGCGGATGTTCTTCGCCCAGGCATTGATCTCATCGGTGTATTTCTCAAGAAAATACTCAGGAATATTGAGAAAGCGCACCGAACCGCAATTGATGACCGATTTCATGACGCCCTCTTGATGACCGCCGGAACCGCCGGCTCGGCAAAATCCACATTGCACCCCGCGCAGTGCAACCCGGCCGCAAAAAACTTCACCGCCTCGTCCGGCGCCAGCACACACATCGCATCGCCAAACTTCACCCGAACCCCGCCACTCAGGTCGGGCTCGACCATCAAAACCCCGAACTTGCCAACCGGCTTGCTCATGAGCGCTCGCAGATCAAAGCTATGGACCGCCGCATCCCCTCGGCATCGATCTTGTCAACCTCCTGCTGTGCAATGACCGCGCCAGCATAGGTATGCGCGGCTCTAACACTATCGAGCCAGCGGATATAGGCGGCGCGGAGCTCGACATCGTTCATCTCGTGATACGGGTCAGCCACTCGCTTTGCAGCAAGGGGATCGCCAATTTCCGCGCTGTCAAATTTCGCCATCACGATAACTCCAATCGTCCTGGCGGCTCCCGCACCAACTCATCCGGCCGAAACGACGAAAACCGGAACCGCGCACCGTCCAGCCAGATAACCTCCACAAACCCGCCGTCCATCCGAACCACCATCATCAGCGGCGAACCAGTCCGTAGCCATACCTCATCGCCAAACCGGAATGTTTCGCCAGCCGCCAATTTTCCAGCCCCAACATTTTCAGCCGCCAGTCATTTCGCAGGCCCAGTGATTTGCGGGCAGAATGTGTGGACAGTGGATAGGAGCGGCGCGCGAACGATCATTTTTCCCCTCCGGTCGCCTCATCGTCGGATTTGCCCGGCCGCGTGTGCACATTTGGATGGTCGAGCTCGTGCGGCGTTGATGGCTCATGAGTGCGAGATTCCTGCAACGCATTGATATGATTAGCTGTGACTGCATGTGCATCGATTGCGCCGGCGCTGGCTGGCGGTGCAATCACGTTCGTCACAACGCGAATCACTACGCCAGGCGATGCACTTACACCGGAGCCGCGCTGCTGCTGCTCATCGCCAAGCTGCTCAAGCACTTTGATGGCTTGCACTGCCGGCATGTTGTTCTCGGCATCGCGTATTTCGCACAGGCGAAGAATGTTTTTGCCGGATGCCGCAGCACGAAGTACCTCCCTGCGCTGTCTGAGATGCGCGAGCACATGAGCACGCGCGAACGCTTGCCGCAGTTGGAATGTGGTCAATCCGGCTGCTGTTGCTGCATCTCGCAGGTCAGCGCCCTCAAATACGATCAACTCAATCGCTTGGTGTAGCTTTCGTCCTATGCGTGGCGCTTTGATTGGCTTGTCCAACGCTGCACTGCGTGGTGGTGCTCGGTTGGTGATTGCAATGTCTGTGCTGGTCATTGCTGCTCTGCTCAAGCGACCCTCGCGCTGCGCTATGCTCGGTGAAGTAATAGACGCGCGGGCGCGATGCGTGACGCGCGATGGAATGCCCGATATTTGCTTTTTCTGGCAACGCACGTTGTGGAAATGCTGTGTTTATTGGGGTTTCTAATGGGGTAGTTACTATTTGTGCCTACCTTGACTTCGGCGAGGTCACTTTTACATTTGTCAAATGGCCGACAAGGAGGTAAGGCGCGTGGCGATGACCTTATTGGCTTGCGGTGAGATAACGCCAGCCGAGTTGACCGAATTGGCTGGCGTATCACGCCAGTTAATGCACCACTGGATTCGGCGTTCTGGCGTCGATTGGTTGCGTATCCGGAAAGCGCGCCTGATGAGGCGGTGGCGCAAGGAAATGCACAATGGGCCGCGATTGGTCGAAAAGCCGACGGCGTGACAAGGCACGGACGGCACAGCGTTGTGCGGTCGAGGACGCAGCACTGTTCGCCAACGTGCCGGACATTGGGCCGAGCAAGGAGGCTGTGCGCGCTGAAACCGATGCGCTCGTTGCCGCTTATCGTGGAAGGATCAGTCGGCTGCCGACTTACGCAGCGTTGCGCTGTCGGTCGTGCGGCCATCGCGGGACAGCGCGGGTGCCCCCAGGTGCCTCGCCTTCGTTCCGTTGCTCGGCTTGCGATTCTTCGCTCGTCGCGTGGCGGATTTGATCTTGCTCCACCGTGTTCGATTTAGAGTGCGCGCCAGTTCACTGCGCTCAACGGCGGTTAACTTAGCCCATCGTGCTTTACCGCCTTTGCGCTGGATATGTTTCATAAATCGCCGACTTACTTCAAACTTGAAGCTGCCACCATGGACCAAATTTCCATTCCGCTTTCCAAGCGAATTCTTTGCCATGAAATTCTCGATTCGGCGTAACGCATCGGTGTCCTCGACCACGATGCACTTGACGCCCAGCCCGCCAAGCGCCCAGCCGAGCGAGCCCATGGTGATGCGGCGCTGCGAGCCCGGCGCCAGTACCTTGCTGAAATAGCCACGCGGCGCGCCGGTGCATTCGTCCAGCACTTCAAAGCTGATATTGCGCAGCGCGTGACACGCACGCAGCGCCAATTGCAGCCCGGTGTAGTCGGTGAATTCGCCGATGACGCGCGGTTCGGTCATTCCCCGGCCCCGCCGTGCGTGCTCATTCAACAGCCTTCAATGTTGGCAGCGTTATCGGTCGGTGCCGATGCTTGCTATTTTTCATTGCGGCAAAAGCGTGAATGCGTGGCCCTCCATGCCGGACGGTAACGCTGATTTTATGCTGTTGCGCCGACTTTACAATTTCGGTGGTAAGGCCGGCGTTGCGCGGCATTAAGGGAGGCTTACCACTCATTCTGCGCCCCATTTGATGGCATCAAAGCCTTTTTCAATGAGTGCCTGTTCGTCCTCCCGCGCCCGCCGAGCATGACCGTGCGGTCCTTCACAAATCAGCCAGCTAACCTCTACCTCCAAGTCAACGATAATCTTCCCGTCTTTCCAGCTAAATCGTGAGATGTAATTGGCACCAATGAGCCCGCGATCCTCATGCCAAATTGGCACGAGCGTTCCATCCGCTTTGATGCCGTAGATCATGCTCATTCCGCCGCGGCCTGCTGCTGCGCGTAGTGCGCGCGGAGCTCGTCATTCGACGGTGCTTGCCTCGGCGCCGGTTTTGGCTTTCCTGGCATCATTCGCAGCCGTTTAGCTAGGTTTTGCAGCCATTCCCCGATGGCACCGTGTTTGACGATCGGATCAGGCTTGTTGATCGCGCGGCGCTGAAATGGCCGATATGCGGCCCAATTGCGATGAAATTCCAGCCGGCGATCGCACCATTCGACAATACAGGCCACAGTTGGCGGAAACTCGCGCGCGCGGGCCAATCCATAGCGCGGATCGCAACATTCCCGGACAATGCCGAGCGGATATTGCGCCAGCACCGCGGCGAGCGATGCAAAGTAGCCGTCAGGATCAGGTGGCCGAGCGTGCGGCCACGATTTAATGAGGTCTTTGGCGGCTTTACTAGCTTCGTGGGGTGATGTCGCGCATTGGAGTATTGAGGTCGAATTCGTCTGGCGCTGTAGCGGCGATAAGCCGGTCTGCGGCGTCCATGACTGGACTTCCTGTGCCATTGATCGTGTTCCTTTCCTGCAAGCAGGCTCGAATGTAGCCGATAGCGTCGGCCGGCCGCTTTACTTCCGCACTCCCGATTGCTCGCTCGATAGCCTCAATATTGTCGTGCGTGATTTTCGCCCATTGGCCGAGAATCGAGCGCGCCTTCGCATCTGCGAGGCCAAGATCCATAAGGCGGCGTACAAGGCCAAAGAGCCTGCCACGTCCATCCGTTTCCGATCCATGTCCGCCGCTTTCCGCCTCATGTCCACCATCTGTCCGCACCTTGTCCGCTCGTTTCCGCCGCTTCGCGGCAGCTTCATTCGGTCGTCTTTTCTTTCGCTTAGCCTCTTGGACCTCGATTTGATGCTCGATCGCCGCCATAATCACGCTCACGCTCGCGCCGGCTTTTTCGAGTATTTTGAGTGCGGCCAAATCGATTTTCATTCGATATACCAGTGATTTCTTGTCTTACTTTACTGAGAGTCTGTCACTCGGTTCAGGCTGAGTTCAAGGCAACACCCCCTTACCCCCACGGAATTGACCGTGTAGGGTAAGGAGAGCTGCCCAATGTCCCTGTCACTTCGGACTAGGCTTGAGACAACCGGCATAGGTCGGCATTTAACACTGTGCGCATCCGACCTAGGGTAAGCACCCTCACACCCTGCGCATACTTATACGCTCACAAATTCTATATTTCGTGCTTATCCGGTTTAGACACACAGCTACTATCCGAAGGATTTTTCGGGGAACTGGCCGACCTGTATATCGGCAGCGATCATTTGCTGCGTTGGCATGGTGCCGTACTTCTCGATAGCCCACGCGATCCCGGCATACCGTTCCTCTTTTGACAGCGCCTCAAACAATTGGCGTCGCGCCATGTGAACAAACGGCAGGTCCGTAAATGTGCGCCACAGAAGCCCGTAGGCCCGCTGTGATGGCGTCACTTGGCGCTCCACCGTGTCGGCCGGGATTTCAGGCCGTTTTACGCCTAGTGCGTCAAGCTGTTCTTTCGTCAAGCCGCTCATGATCTAGCTCCTGTGTGTGGCAACCGGATAAGCATGCTATATTTATCCCATCCGCCCATTGCGCGCGCGCGCCATTTTGCGGGTCCGCAATTCAAATGCGCCGCGGTCGACAGCGCGCGGCTGCGTGTGCGCCATCCGGTAATGTTTGCCGCAATAGGCGTGGCCCTTGAGTGCGCCAGCGCCGCAATAGAGCGTTTCGGCGCCTTTGACCTCGCCGTCAATCCACCGGCAATGATGCGGCTTGAGCTCGCCCAGCGTGACGGGATTGGGGAGGGTTTCTGGCTCGAGCTCTTGCGCCACGATGGGCACCGGCGCCGCCCGGTGGAATGGGTGCCGGCGCGTGTAGCGCATACGCGGCTTTTTCCGGCCGTTGCTAACTGTTGGTGCCCCACGCTTGTCCAGGCCGATGCGGCTGGCTTTGCCGATCGCCGCATTGCGCGTAATGCCGCCGATTGCTGCGGCGATCTGGCCGTATGACAGCCCTTCATCGTAGAGTTGCCGCAGCATGGCGACCCGCTCGTCGGTCCAGTTGCCGGTGCGGTTGTCGCTCATGCAGGGGCCCGGCGTAAAATACCCCAATGTTCAAGGGTAATTATGGCCTCATCGATGCCATGCGCGCACCAAGCGTAGCCGCCGGCTGCGCGGAAATCGGCCATAAACTCGTCCTGTTCGGGCGTGACGCGGCCCTTGTCGGACTTGAGTTCCAGCGCGAAGGCTTGGCCGTTGTGGACAAAAATCAGGTCGGAAACGCCAGCCCGCAGCCCGAGCCGCTTGAGCCTGGCACCGTCGCGCGCCGAGCGTGGATTGTTGCCAGCATGGAAAAACACCAGCCCGTCAGCCCCGCGTGCCGCCAAGTGCTGGATCACGGCGGCCTGGATTTGCTGCTCAGGATGGTCGGAATGGCGTGGCAGGGCGTGCTCCTATGGATAGGGCGAGCCGAGGCGAGGGTGGCCTTGGGGAAGGCTGGCAAACCCCGGCTCGCTTACGCACGCAACAAACGCTAGGACATTATTCCGCTGCGATGGGCGACGGCCCACCATTGTCAAGTTTCGGTGGATAAAGGTCAGGCCGCAGCCGCTCGCGTGGCACGCCAGTAATGGCTTCGACCTGGATAACTCGCTCGGCCGGCACGCGCGTCCAAGCCCAGAAAGCGGCCCTAGAAATGCCGATTTGATTGGCAATTCGCGTTCCGTCGCCGCGGTTCGGGGCTAGTTCTGCCGGTGTCATGTTGGGCGCCCCATAGCATGTCACTACGCAGTTGACAAGGCCGTGCGGCTCGTATAGGGAGGGTTGACAGTCAATTGGAGGCCACATGCCCGCCAATGCCACACAGTCGCCCGCTGACGCCCCTCCCGCCGTCGTGGTCCATATGGTCAAGTTTCAGCGCAACGTGCAAAACGGCCTGCTGCGCTCGTTCTGTAGCTGCGGCTGGCTTACGGCCGGCTGGGAGGATCAGGTCAAAAACGAGGCGGCCCGGCACGATTTGGACTGGAAACCCGCATCATGAGCATGAGCAAGACCAGCAACCACGAGGCCGCGGTGCGTCTGATCCGGCAGGTCGGCCCGATGACCACAGTGCAAGTCGCTGATCTCATGTGCTGGGGGTACTCAAAGGCGCACAAGGAACTGCTCGCCGCGCGCCGACTGGCGCTGCTGCACCGCGTCGGCAAGGACGAATATGGCCGGCTCGTGTTTGGCGCCACGCCGTCGATCGATTGGCCCCCGGTGCAGCCATGAACATGCAAATCCGGGTGCCCGATCTGCAAGAGCCGATCCGGTGGCTTGACCCGTATCCGCGCCGCGCCAGCACCGTCGTTCGCGATTTTGTCGTCATCGTGCTGACGATCGCGACTTTGGGGGTTGCGCTCAAGATCATTTTGGAGATTTGGCCGTGAATGAGACTGTGATCCAAGAGAAAATCGAGATGGCTGTCGGGCAGGAAGCCCCCGCACCGCAGTTGCCGACTGTCGTGAAGCAGGAGCGCGTGCCGCGGAAGGCGAAGGCCGAAACGGTGCCGCAGTTCTCGGCGCACATCGCCGCTTCAATTCTGGCGATCACCCGCGTAATCGAGCGCGTTCAAAAGAAGGGCGAGAACGAATTTCAGCACTACAAATACATGCGCTGGGAGGACATCAACGAAGAACTCGCGCCATTGCTCGCCGCGCACGGCCTTATCATCGTGCAGTCCGAGCAGAGCCGCAGCCTGCTTGAGGAAAACGACAAGGGCTCCGTGCTGGCGATCGTGTATCACTTCACCATCGTCAACGAGAAGGGCGAGGCATGGCCCTCCGTCGAATGGACGGCGATTGCGCGGCTGCGCGACCAAAAGGGCATCACTGACGACAAGGCGGCATCGAAGTGCCACACGCAGGCCGAAAAGCAATTCTGCATCAA